TCTCCCAGACCAAGATGATGCGGAAGTACGGCTTCGAGCGTCATACGATTCTCAGTGTCCTTACTGACTATGCTGACTTCGTTGGCAAGTTCCGCGAAATTTCGGGGAGGATAGCGGCTAGGAACTATCTGAATCTCTCTAGCTTGGAGGAGGATTTAATTGAAAAGGTACGGGATCGTTTGGAGGAGGACCCCGAAATGGAGGTCAGTTTCCGGGACTTGAAGGAGTTATCCATTGCTAAGGCTAATGCTTCTAGGGAGGCTTTGACAGCAAGGGGAGAGGCGACGAGTATCACCGAGGACAGAAAGGTGATCACGCAGGAGGATTACGAGGCTACGATACAGGCCGCAAAGGATAGAATAGCCAAGGCAAAGAAGGTTGACCCAGAAGAGGTCATAGATGTTGAGTAAAAAATGATTATTGATGAACACAGCGAAGATGTGTACGAGAAGGTTCGAGCTATCCTAGCCGAGCATTTTCCTAACTTTTTATTCTGCGTAATGGATGATTCCGGGGATGTTTACTATGATTACACGAACCTGCCCGTTGGGAAGATGTTGATCAATGAAATGCAGGAGGACATCAAGAGCGAAGCCCTCCAGGATGACTGGGTCATTGACTGGGAAGTGGACGAGGATAACGGAGGCGAAAATGCATATTGAAATAGCAATTATGTGTTGGTTCCTGTGCCTCTGCTTCTGGGTTTATTTGATGACTAAAATAAAGTAGATGGAACTGGTATTCACAGATCACCCGATCCTCAAGCCACCGAGCGATGAGGAGATCGTCCAGTTAGGTGAGATTGACCCTAAGCTGCTGGCTGATTTGCACAAGGCGCACGAGGGAAGGATACGGGCAGCGGAGGAAGATCCCCTTCGTCACGGCTTCGACCTCAGCGGTTGGTCAAGGATACGTCAAGCGATTAGTCAATACGATGAAGTAATTACCTTCGGCGGGAACCGTTCAGGCAAGACTACGGGCTGCGCCAAGATGGTTATGCAAGCTGTAACCGAGAACGAGGATGGTCACGTTGTTTGTTTTTCTCAAAATGCGGATACCTCTGTAAAGGTACAGCAGGCAGCGGTCTGGGAAATGATGCCTAAGGAGTTCAAGAGAAAAACGAAGAGTATAGAGGGATACATCAACTTCTCTATGCAAAATGGTTTTACTGGCTCTTCATTTATTTTTCCGGATACAAGAACTCGTGTGGATTTCAAGACATATACCCAGTTCTCAAATAATCAAACTATCCTTGAGGGGTTTGAGTTCGGGTTCAATGGAGCAAAAGAAATGAACATAGGTGCTTGGCTGGACGAGTACCTTGGTGATGCGGCTTTGGTTAATACTCTTCGTTTTCGTCTTGCTACCCGTGATAGCAAAATGCTACTAGGGTTTACACCTATTGATGGATACACGCCATTCGTATCTGAGTATCTGAAGGGTGCGGAGACACTGGAGACTAGGCGGGCAGAACTTCTAAACAGAGAGGTTCCCGTGAAGCAGTACAGCCCTGAGCGTGACGCCGGGATTGTGTACCTTCACTCGGACGAAAATCCATTCGGTGGTTACGAACGGATAGCCAAGGATCTCAGAAACTCAAGCGAGGACCAGATTATGGTCCGGGCTTATGGTTTACCGACCAAGTCAATGACTTCTCTGCTGCCGAACTTCAGCCCAGAAGTAAATGTTCTGTCCAAGGAGCCGAACAAGTACGGACAAGTATTCCCTGACAGCAAGGATTTAACTTGGTATCAAGTGGTTGACCCAGCCTTTGCCCGGAACTATGTCGCTATCTGGGCGGGCGTAAGCGAGAACGAGGAGATATTTATTCGTAGGGAGTGGCCGGATCGGGCGACCTACGGGGAGTGGGCTTTATTCGGGGACCCGAAGTGGCGGTACGGTCCAGCGGCTAAGAAGATTGGTTACGATGTCGAAATGTACTGCGAACTCTTCAAGGAGGTCGAGGAGGAGCTAGGGATCGAGGTAACTGAAAGGATTGGGGATTCTAGGTTCTTTGCTAAGGAGAACGAGAACAATGTTGACCTCTTTACCAAGTTCTATGACTACGGGTTAAGTTTTATAGCTTCGGATGGGCAGACTGAGCAGATTGGAGCGACTGCTCTGGACGAGTGGTTCTTCTATAACCCGAACTTTGACATTGATGAAGCGAACCGTCCCCGTTGCTATATTCACGAGGACTGCGGTAATTTGATCGAAAGCGTGATCAATTATAACTCATCAGGTAAATCGGATGAAGCCTTGAAGGACTTTTTTGATGTCATTCGTTATTTGCGAATGTCGAACGGGGGCTACGGCCCTGATTACTTTGCATCCAACGATATGCAAACAACAATGAGAAACCAAGGGGGTTACTGATAGGGGCAACCTCTATCAAAAACTTTCAACAACAGGAGACAGGTACAAATGCCAAAGAAGCGATTAACAGAACTAGCGGAGCATTACGATGTTCCATTCGAGGAGGCTATGCAGATAGTCACCGAAAAACTGCCCAAAAATGAAGTCACCGGGAGGGGTAAAATTACTTGGATCGGGGAAAGCGGTCAAGAGATCCTAGAGAACTCAATGATGATCGATGAGATCACCCCGAAGCATTATCAGGGGAATGTCATAGCGGAGTGCCCGAACCAAAGATATAACTATGTTTACAGCAAGGAGATTGGCAAAAAGGTTCCAGTCCTCATCCCGGCACGTTACAAAGGTAAAATGATCGGCAAAATGATGACTTTTGAGGCTATAGAAGATGAACGTGGAGTCACATATCGTTACATCAAATCCTGAGGACATCACTCTCCGCAAGGATTGGTGCAGGCAACAGACCGATAGGTTGATTGCCTGGGAGATGTTATGCAGGTATTTAAAGGGTGAATCCGGCGTACCGGTGAAATCCCTCAACCTGTGTGATAGAATCGGCGTATCCAAGACTTATGTTACTACGCTTATCAAAGGCGTAAGAGAAAAGCTCAATCCAGAACAAGATGCAGAATGATTCAATCTCGGAATCCTTGACCTATTTGGCTGAGGAGCCGGACATCAAAACTTTACGATACGCTTACGACCAGATCGTCACGGAACTGGAGGCGTACTTTGACTTATGCCGTACATCATACGATGACAGGCGTAACTACTGGCCGGGCAAAAGCCGTGACCACCGCAAGCACGGATCGGATGCTTTCCCTTGGGAGGGTGCTTCCGATAGTGAGTGCCACGTTATTGATGAGCGTATAACGAGACTTGTCTCCCTCTTTATGTCATCCCTGAAGCGGGCAAACGTCCGGGCGTTCCCGGTTGAGAGTTCTGACATTGTTCGCAGTAAACTGGTTTCCGGGTTCTTGAAGTGGATGGTATCCAGTGGGTACATTCCTCGGTTCTATCGCGAGATGGAACTAGGGGCGAACTATCTGCTTGAGCGTGGTATTTTGATCTCGTATGTTGGCTGGCATCGGGAGGATCGCCGGTTCTTGCAGAACTTAAGTCTACAGCAGATTTCTCAGATCAGCCCAGAGGTATCGGCTGCTATCCAGTCAGGCGAGGAGGACGAAGCTCTTGTGGAGCTTTTGATTGCTACCTTTGAAGGCACAACTCCCAAGCGAGCCAAGAAAGCCCTCAAGGATTTACGCAAAAATGGGGAGGCTGAACTGCCCATAGTTCGTAGACAGATCAATGCACCCGAAGTTAAAACACTCGCCCCTGATGGGGACTTCTTCTTTCCCCCGTATGTAACTGACCCGCAACGTGCGCCGTACTGTTTTTGGAGGACTTACTACACACCGCAGGAACTCGAAAATAAAGTTATTACGGACGGCTGGGACGAAGGGTTCGTGGATTATGTTATCGAGCATTATCGGGGTGTAAGCATTGATAGCATCGAGCGGGAACAAGAGGGTCGCCGTTCTATCAGTTTAACCGATAACGCATACGAGGCTGAAGAACTCATTGAGATTACCTACGGGTATCAGCGTTTAATTGACCAAGAGGACGGCTCAGAAGGGATTTACTGCACTGTATTTCATCGGGAATTTGAAGGCAATGAAATGGCTCAAGGCTATGCAAAGTTCGAGCTTCTGAACGGTTACGAAGATTATCCTGTCGTTGTTACCAAGTTGTCCGAGGACAGCAAGCGTCTCTATGACACGAATACTATTCCGTCTGTCCTTCGGGGGATACAGAATCAAGTTAAAGTCGAGCGGGATTCAAGGATTGACAGAAACAGCCTAGCTACACTACCTCCGATTCTGCACCCCGTTGGGCAGGCCCCGAATGATTGGGGACCGGGCAGAATGATCCCGTATCGCCGAAAAGGTGACTTGGACTTCGCTCCGACCCCTGCATACAATCAAGGCTCCCTCGAAATGGAGCAGACCCAGCAGACTCAGGCTGACCGATTAGTAGGGCTTGACGAGAACTCAAACATTAGTCAAATTCGTCAACAGTTCCTGGTGGACAAGTTCCTGAGCCACACCGCAGAAGTCCTGCGTATGGCTTTCAAATGCTTCCAGCGTTTTGGGCCTGACGAAGTCTTTTTCCGGGTAACCGGGACACCTGATCCACTAACTTTTACCAAGGGAAATCCTGATGAAAACTTTGATATTCTTATTAACTTCGATGTTCAGAACACTGACCCAGAAACTGTCAAAAGCAAACTGGCTCAGTTTGTACAACTCAATCAACTCAATGCGAATAACCGTCTTAACGTGGATAGTCTGCTCGACATTGCGGCGGCTGAGATTGACCCAGTTATGGCTGACGCAGTACTACAGCCAGTCGAAACTGCACAACAAGAAGTGGTTCAAGGTGTTACTGACGATCTCTCTAAGATTTATTCGGGTATTGAACAACCTGCTCGTCCCGCTGGAGCTTCGATTGCGATCCAAGTAATCCAGCAGTACTCCCAGCAGCCCGACATTGCACAGCGTCTACAGACTGATCCCGCATTTGCGGAGCGTCTCCAGAAGTACGCTGGTCAGTACACCTTCCAGGTTCAGCAAGCACAGAACGCTCAGATCGGGCGAGTCGGTACAGCACCCGCACAGATGGGTGATATTGATACGCAGAATTTATGAGTATTCAAGATGATGTAAAGATGATGCATAACCACGAGGCATTTGCCCGGTTCATTGCAATGATTCACCAACTCCGAGAGGAGACGATTGAGGAACTTCACGAAGCCCCAACGGAGCTTATTCAGCAGGTGTCCGGTCGTATTATTACCTATGACCAAGTACTACAGTTCGCCCGCTGGGAGGAACTAAGAGACAGGTTCAAGGAGTTTATATAACCCTTATGTTATAATCCGCCCATCGCCATCGCTCGGCGTTAATGAGTGGAAAATTATGACAGACGAAATCGCACCTGCTATCGCTGAGGCAGAACCAAGTTCAGTGGACAAAACTAATATATCCGTCACGGATTTTGCTATGCGGCGAATCGGTGAGATGACACCAAAGGCTCCGGAGCAAACGGAGACAGAGGAGGAATCCACAGAGGAAACCGAAGAGCCAGAACTGGAGGAGACCGAGGAAGTCCAAAGCGAAGAGACGACCGAGGAAACCGAAAGTACTGAGTCCGAGGATGTTCTTTCACAGTTGGACTTGGACGATATGTCCGAGGAGGATCTACGGGAACTGGCTGATAAGCTAGGTAGTCGTGCTGTTGCTCGCTTCGGCGAACTGACAGCCAAAAGAAAGGCTGCTGAAGAAAGGCTTACACAGCTTGAAGCTAAACTCAAGGATAAAGATAATCCCCTTGATAATGCCAAGAGAGTCGAGAATAACCCTTTCAGTAACTTAGATACTGTCGATAAGTTACAGGAAAAGGCTTCCGAGATCGAGGGCATTGTCGAATGGGCAGAGGATCTTCTCTTTGAGAGTGATGCGTATTCCCCGGATGATGTAGTAGCGGAACTT